GTTTTAAGTGTTTCACCGAAATCATTGAACGCTTAATTCTCTAGCAATTTTAAAAGATTCAAAAGACTTAATTCCCAAGCCATCGCCTCTTTTATACTCCGTAAATCTTACGTCTTTACCATCTTGTTTCTCACGCATCTTGACATAGCTTGACAAACCTTGGTCGCTAACATCTAAGTTATATTTATCTAACTTAACAACATATTCGACAAACTCTTTGAATAGAGGATGATGTTTTACATTTTCCAAAATGGAAAGAGTCCTAATAGCATAGTAATCTTTTCCAGATATTTCATACTCTGAGAAGTCATTGAATCGCTCTTGGTAGACTATCCTAAGTAAAGCTCTGTAAGTAGGATATATTCCACGAATTAAACCATCCTTCTGATAATCCTCGTGGTAGAGGTTTTGAAGATAAACGATGTATTTATCTGAAACGAAGGATTTCATATCATTTACATTTAGCCCATACGAACGGAAATGATCTTTTAAAGCTTCAGGATCTAAAGCTGCAACCGCCGCGTCGTCACCCTGGAACTGAAAGAACTCTAATGGTTCTTTATACTGTAATGCTATTCCATACAAAATTACTGATCCAACTTCATTCGTGTAAGCTGAACCAGACGGTGTGCCATGAGGGCCTCTTAATATACCATCAGGGGTAACGAGTCCTACTGTATTATAACGTATTCCATGTTGAGCTATTTCACGGTGATATTGATTTTGAAATAAGCTTGGAAAATAAGACAGAAAAGCATAATCCTGCAAAGTTTTCTTTGTTGAATCATCATATGAGCTAAAATCTAAACTGATTAATTTTAACTCTTTAGACACTGCATGGTTGATAAGTTTAGTGATCGAGAAGTCAATCTCGTCTGCTGTTCTAAGAGCTGCTCTATAGTCCTGTTTACGCTGGTGCTCAAGAATAGGTCTGTAAAACCGCATCTCATCTAGAACGTAAGCTAGAGGATAACCCCAAACGAGTCTAGTTTTATTATTCTCTTGAGTTCGCGTAAAAGGTACACAAGGTAGATTCAATTTAAGTAATCTAGACATAGAATTAAGTGTATCATCTAAGACTGCACCTTTACTTTGCATGGTGGGAAGTCCGGCGTTTGTTGGCTTCTTAATATATGTAGCAGCCTTAGCTAAGGCTATAGGTCGCAACCTACCTGCGGAAGGGAGTGTGGATTCAATTTTCCTGCCTTCATCAGCGGCAAAAGATGACTTAACCCCTTCCTTACGTTCCGACCATGGGATTGCTATAGATCTAGGTCCGTATTTGGAACGATTTGATTCTTCTATATCAGTTAATACATCGTTAAGTTTATGTTTATTAGCCTGAAAAATCTTGTCCCAACCTTCTAGAATAGATTCAGGACCTAACGATTTACCAATCGGTGAGACTTGTATATCATCAGATCCAACTTCAGTCTTATAAAGTAATCGGGAAAGTCTTTCGATTGCATCAACAGAGCAGTCAAGATCGAAAAGTTCTTTGCGGATAGATTCTTTCATAATGTATGTATATATTAGAATTTGTGGGTGTGTCGTAAGGCCAGAGCAAGTCTGGTACGAAATTTCGACGATTTCGACCACGCACTAGTAAACAGCGCCCCTATACCCACGTTTGACGAACGATTTGCACGTCAGTATCGCTA